TCTGTCCAAACTTGCGAAGACTTCCAAGAAAGGCTTCTTGAAATTCAGGATAGACGATTATATCATCCTTCCGCTTCAATGGTTTCCGTGGATTCATTGGTTGCCTCACTTTCCGTCGTATCAGAACCATACTTGAATTCACGAGCGGCAGCAGTCTCCAAAGACTTCATCACTTCTTCGGTGAAATACTTGGTTGGATTCTTAACAATCTGACTTTCAAACGCAGTAGTGCCGTTAGGCAGTTCAATCTTGGTGGAAACCTTCTTGAACACATTCTGCTTCAAAGCCAAATCCACAAGACCGTAGTATCGGTCAAGTCCCTTGTCAAAGGTGAGAAGAACATCCACCATCTTGTTCTCACGGGTTAGACGACCCTTGTAGAGTTTGCAATGAATGATGTTGCCTACGATCTCATCATCAACCTTGTGCTTCTTCTTGGAAAGATACACAATGGTTGAAGCGGCATACTTGAGACCTGAACCACCACCCATTTCCTTGGTTGGCACATACGCACCCACCACATCGTAGGTATGATTAGTCATAACCATTGGAATGTTGTACAGACCCAACTTCATGGTGAGAACTCGGAAGGTTCCCTTGACAACTTGAGCGCGGGTCATGTCTCGCACTTCCTTGCCTTCAAGGGTATCGTTGGTTTCCTTGCTGGTGCTCAACATGCCTAGCGAGTCAAGAACAACAAAGAAAGGCTTACGCTTCTTCTCGTCCAACTTGCCGTAGTTGTCAATGATTTGCAGCAACTGATGGCGGAAACTCTCAACGGTAGCAACAGGGAATACTGCTACACGATTGGGATCAAGACCGCGTGACTTAATCATGTCACTTGTAACAGCCTGCTCGGAATCAAAGTAAAGAATTGCACCTTCGGGATTGTCAGCCAAGAACTGTGCTGCGATACCCAAGGCAAAGTAAGTCTTGCCTGTGGCAGACTCGCCTGCGATACCTAGAATCTTATTGTTGGCGATACCGCCGTTCAGAGAACCTGAAAGCAGAGCATTCAGAGAGTAAGAACCGGTGTTAACAAAACCAGTAACATCACCCTCAACTCCGTCCTCTGCAAGTGAGGCGAACTCATTACCCGATGCACGAATCATACCCTTTAAAAAGTCACTCATTGTGTAATCTCCATTGTATTATTGTATCACTTTTTTCGCTGCCAGTCAAGTCTTTTAAGAGTTTCTCTGACTCTTTTTCGCTTCTGTTTTAATTCCTCTTCACGCTGTCGCTTATCCTTATGGCGTTCAACAGATATGTGAATCACCAAACCTATAGCGAAGCATAAAGAAGTTATTAAAATTATTCCATTCATGTCCATGTAAACAATCCTTCAAGACTACTAACTTCACGCATATGCCAACCAATCACATTTAAAATTGCATTGAGTGGTTCCTCAAATGATTTCTCAAATTGAGTATCATAATCTATGTATTTTGCTTCAAGCCCAAACTCCTTGGGAATTCCTACAGTAAAAGAAATTACTTTGTCACGAACAGGATTTGGAACACGCAGATACACATATTTAATTTTTTCGCCGTCACCAATCTTTGGATATCGTTTTGAAAGATTTTTCTCACGCAACCAATGATTGTAAAGCAATGCGCCCTTAACATGTAATGGAGTAGACTTGCGATAGATTGTTGTGTCGTCCCGATACTCCTTCAATCCGTTGCAGCCTCGTGGGAACGCAATCTCCTCCACCTTACGAGTAAAGAAATCTGTCTTAAAGGCTGCAACATAATCTCGGAGTTCAGATTCAGTACCTTCCATGATAATTCCGATGGATTTCTTGAGAGCATCACGAACAATTTCAGGGGTACTACTCTTTGCAGTTTCAAGACCCATGATTTTAGTTTCAGGCTTGCTCAACAGCACATCGTCTTCGCCCATCCAAATACTCAACATGTATCGCTTCTTGGCTGTCCAAATGCCCTTGCTAGAAATACCTTCTCGCTTCATACGCATCTTTTGAGAGTAAGCGTTCTGTTGCTCTGCAAGAATAGCGTATTGCTTATCAATGAACGGCTGCAACACTTCGTTGCAGAACTTATTCAAGAACTTTGTAATCTTTTGTGGATCGGTTTCTTTTGGAATCACTTGCTTCACAAGGGAACCCAATCTCAAATACACCGAATCAGTATCCGATGCAATCACATAATCTACCCCTGTTGTCTTTAGGGTTTTGTTCAAGAATTGATTCAATCCATTCTCAATCCAACGAATAGATACCTGCCCTGAAATCGTAATAGCCTCGGCAATCTCTTGATCGTAGTAACGGAAGTATTGATTGCCGCAAGCACCGAAAGCAGAGTTCAATTGAATCTTACGAACAAGTTGAAAGTTATGGAACTTGGTGATGTCAAGTTTCAGTTGGGCTTCCTGCTCAGGAGTTGGATTTACCAGTTTCTTTAAAGTGGCTTTGGCTTCCAACATTTTCTTCTTGAAGGCTTTGCGCTCTTCATACATGGTTTCCATGAGTTGCGGCAGGAAGCCCTGCGTATCCTTACGGAATGCCACACAATTACCCGCTACGCTTAGATTCTTGGCTCGCATGTTATCAAGATAATCTCTCGCGCCTGCGCCCGTGTCCGTGGGTGCGCTCGCGCCCGCGCCCGCGAGGAAATCATTTACAGAGAACTTATTGCGAGTTCCCACATTAGTTTTGGTTTCAGGAGACAGATTGTATTGCATGATAAGATGCGGATACAGCGAGTCCAAGTCAAAACTCACCACCCAATCGTGCGCTCCAACAATAGGATCTTTAACATACGCACCTTCAAACTTTGTTTCTTTATCCTCGGCTTCTACCTTCATGGGGATAGCAATTCGCTTCTTGGTGAGATGATGGTAGATGATGGCATCCCATGTGCGAACCTGCGAGAACACATCGTTCAAATTAACCTTGGCGGAATACGCAAGGGCTAGAGCAAGTTCCATCAGTTTCAATTTGTTCTCAAGCATTCCCACAAGCAGAGTATCGTGGTGGTTATACTCCATGAACTTTTGAAAATCATTCTTGTAGAAGTCGGCTAGAGTTCCATCGTATTGCTTCTTGCGCTCACCCAACTCAACCCAAACGATATGATCTAGTTTGTAGGTTTCACGGGTCACATAAGTGAACTTACGATACAGATCAAAGTAGTCTAGGGTGGCAATACCTAACAGATCATAAACCTCATTCTTCTTGTTCATCACTTCCACTTCACGAGAACGAATCTCTCGCCACGGAGAAAGACGCATGGCTTCCTTCTCGTCAAACAGACGAGTGATGCGATTCACGATATACGGAATATCAAAGAAGTTGACATTCCATCCTGTCACGATGTCTATATCCATTGCTTCCCATGCTGCAAGGAAGTCTCGCAACATATGCTTTTCGTCATCGTATTGAAAGCACTTGGCATCAGGAATATTAAACTCACCCAATCCAAACACCAACACCTTGTTGCCCACCTTTAAGGTAATAGCGTTTATGCGTTCGGTTGCAGTCTTGATAGACGGAAAGCCTCCCTCGCATTCCGTCTCAATATCAATATACGCCACCTTTAATTTGCTTGGATCGTATTCCACTTCGTTCGGGAACGCCTCACCGATATACTGATACAACCATTCGGTGTTTCCAAATAGTTCAAAGCCAACCACTCCCTTGTACTCATTGATGAACTCTTTAGCATCACGAATGGAACCAGGCTTGAATGGTTCAACATACTTGCCTTCAAGAGTCTTCCATTCGGTCTTCTTTCCCTTGGCAGGAACAAACAGAGTGGGCATAAACGGAACCTTTTCGGCTATTCGCTTTCCGTTCTCGTATCCACGATACAGAATGTTAGAACCTCTAACAGCAACATGTGTGTAGAATTTCACTTGCCCTCTCGGTCAACCATAGCCACCCAATCCTGATGGATAAGATTGTTTCTGCCGTATCCTTGACCACGAATCTTGGAGATATCCCACAGTACCTTGTCGCCAATCTTGACATCCTCGGTGAGTTTATCACCAACAGAAATTACCGTGCTCCAAACAAGTTGAGAGTTAATCTTCTCGGTGTAGATAATACCTTCGGTAGTTTTCTTCTCGCCACCACCAACAGTTTGCACTTCAATCCACTTGCCAATCGGTCTCAGTTTAGTCATGCTAAAAATCCTTGTAATGAGTTTGCTACTTCTTCACGAATTCGGTCTTCTGCAATCTTAACATACTCAGGGTTCAGTTCAGTTCCCACATAGTTTCTGCCGTTGCTCAAAGCCACCACAGCGGTTGTGCCGCTGCCAGTAAACGGATCAAGCACCGTGCCGCCAACAGGAGAACCTGCAAGCACACACGGAGTAATCAGTTCTTTAGGATATACTGCAAAGTGTGCGCCTTTGTATCCCTTGGTGTTAACCGTCCACACAGATCGCTTGTTCTTCTTGCCGTCGCCACCCCATACTCGTTCAGGTTCAAGAGCAGGATCTCTTGCTCCCTTGTCTTCAGGCTGAGTTCGGTTCTTGTTGCCTGGTGCGTGAGGAGAACTAACCGCTGCTTCCTTGATTGCTTCGTGGTCGTAGAAGTAGTGTGGCTTCTTGGAAAACATAAAGATGTATTCGTGAGCACGAGTGCAACGGTCGGTTACGCTTTCAGGCATAGGATTCGGCTTGTGCCAAATTAGGTCTTGACGCAACCACCATCCGTCTGCTTGCAGGGCAAATGCTACACGCCACGGAATACCAATCAGATCTTTAGTCTTGAGACCCTTTTGATCTTTTCTGTTACCTGGCACAAAGTCTGACGGCATGCCTCGTTGACCACCGATAGTTTGTGGTGGAGGAGCACAGTTCTTTGCTGCCATGTAAGAATCACCAAGATTCAACCATAGCGTTCCATCGTCACGCAAAACTCTACGAACTTCGCGGAACACTTCCACCATCTTCTGCACATACTCGTCTACAGTTTCTTCTTGACCAATTTCCGCATCGCCACCTTCATAGGAACGCAAACCAAAATACGGCGGGGAAGTTACACAGGTATGCACAGACCCTTCAGGCAGAGTCTTCATACCTTCAATGCAATCACCTGTTATGATTTGATGTGTGTTCACACAATATCTCCATACTTGGTTCCGCGCACAAAGAACTGTTCTTCATGCCACTCAAACCCAAAGCACTCTCTAGCATACTCTATAATAATACCCTTGTCAAACTTATTGCAAGAGTAAACATCAAGTGTAATGAACCGCTTTGGCTCCATTGAGTGAATCTGAATTCCGCTCTCAATGAGTGGAACCCAACCGCTTACTCCTGCCTTGTCAGGGTACAGTTCCGTGCCGTTGTTTGTTGGAGCATGTATCACGAACGGTTGGCTCATGCGGGTCATGCCGATCTTGTCTACAACCCGCTCAAGAAAGCGGTAGTGGAGTTCCAAGTCATCGGCTGCACCGATGCGGCAGTTATACATGTCCAAATAGTAAGAGTATCCGAATGGTTTAATCTCGCTCATTATTTACCTCGTTGCTTTGGATACGGCTTTGGAGGATTTCTATCCTCAAACTCTCGCCGCAGTTTCTTGGTTTCTGCTTTAGTTCTGCCCAATACAAACGCATACTTGTGCTTGCTTGGCATTTGAATTTTAGTAGCCTGTTGCTGCTTTAGTTTAGACTGCTCACGCAACTGCTTCTCAACTTCCGCAGGCATGTTTTCCCACAACACCTTTTGGTCGTTGTTCCAATCCCGCTCCCACTTGATTCCCAACTCTTTGGCGTACTTCTTGTACGCACTACGCACACGAAAGAAACGGTCGCTTACAACTCTGCCTGTGTACGGATTGATGTATCGTGTTGTGGTTCCTGAATCTTGTCCCAAGTAATAGAAGTTACAAGCCTGATAGATGGTTCCCAACTCTTTAGCGGTTGGATCAGAGTACGCGGTAAACAAGCGGTACTGTGTGTTTTTCACCATCCAACCAATAGACCACATAAGAAATGAACTTGCAAGATTCTTTGGACTCCACGACACGCAAGCCCCGCGACTAACCAAGCGTTCAATCTCTTTGGTGTTTTCGCCAAGAAGTTTAGAGAAAGCATTCGGCAGATTCATAAGAATTACCCCTGCCATGATATCTCGTCCAATCAATCCTTGTTCAGGATCGTGATAGTACGCACCAAACCAATGTGTGGTGTACTGCGACAGATTACCTAGCCATTCGTGTCGCTTGATAAACTCGGTGGCTTCTCGCTTCTCGGCTTCGCTTGTAAGCGGCTTGAAAATGAAATCAGAAACTCGCAGTTCTCCTGCGCGTTCTTTAGACATAAGTGCTTCTTCCAAATCTTTTTCGTAATTGTTTAGCCGTATATCATACTGCCAACAATGTTCCTTATCGTAAGACTTGGAGCGTTCAACAATGTCTATATGTTCACTTTTGCTTTTAGAGTTCACACTTCACCTTGATAATTACCAACAACATTGCTGTTATTTACAACAGCACTACAGGATTCTACTTGGAGAATGGCATCAAGAAACTTACGAGTTTCTTGTGGTATCTTTCCACGGAGAAGAGATGTAGTAAGTCTTGAGTGGTCTTGTTGGCTCTTCGTTTTTCTTGATTGGAGATTTACAGCATCCATTACCGTTGGTGCTAACAACATCAGAAGGATTGACACCAGGAACAAATAGAGGACCAGACTGCGTAGATGCTTTCTTGTCATGCAGATAAGCATACATCAAAACTGAGTAGTTGACAATATCAATTATGGTATCTTCGAAAGATTCATTTTCTACAGCCAATTTTCCAGATTCAACAAAAGATGAAAGACGACTCATCTTATCAGTCATGCGAACCAAGAATCCTTGCTCGGTGGTGCAAATGCCCATCGCTTCTACTCTTGTGAAATTTGCAAAAGGCTCTAACCCATCGTTGCCTGCGTAATCGGCATTCTTCTTACGCATCAGATTGCGACCCTTTTCACAAATCATTTCATGCATTTTTAATAAATCTTCGCGTGTCATTTTAAGAAACTCCAGTAGAGCCGAATCCACCTGCTCGGCTAGTCTTGGGCTGAACTCGCTCATCGGTGGGTTGGAGCGAGTATTTCAAAACAGGAATCATTTCCCCTTGACAAATTCGGTCGCCGTGGGTAATACGAACAGGAAGGTTAGACAAATTTGTAACTGCAACCATTAATTGATCCGTATAATCCGAATCAATAACGCCTTCCGAATTGGCTAGAACTATTCCTCCCTTTACAGCCAATCCGCTGCGAGCGTGAAGGCGCACAGAATATCCCTCGGGAATGTCTAAAACAATTCCAGTAGGAATAAGAACACGAACTCCATCAGGAGGAATTATTAAAAATGGTGGGGCATCTGAACGCTCAAATGCGGCTAGCAATCTATGATGAGAATTGTTCTTATCGTAAGCGTCTATAATTCTTGTTTTGCTGCCAAAATAGGCTTTAACATCAAAGCAAGCAGATTGCTCGGTTGCAAACGATAGGTCAAAAGAATCCAACCATAACTTGTTGTATTTTAGAGTCAAATTGTTCATAATATAAAAAGTACAAAAGTATTTATCCGTTACCCTTCGGAATCAGGATCATAAGTTTCATAATTTGTTCGTTTTCTTCCGATATTGTATTTTGGAATTAGTTCCCAAGACTTCTTCTCACCAAACGGCAATATTTTCAAATATGAGATTGGGACTATAGGATCTTTGCTCTTTGACGGATCACTCAATTTTAGTAGACCCCATTCTGCTAGAAGATTGCATATGGTGTTTCTTCTAGCCTTATCCGCATCGGGAAAGTCTGTGGGCAATCCGTCCAACATGAATAGTTCTTTAAAATGAACGACATAATACTTACCCTTCTTATGCAGAATGTGGCAAGATTGGTACAGTTTTTTCTCGGTTTTTGAGGATATTCCAATCCTCGTTAAAGTTTCTTTTATTTTAAGAAAGTTTTCTGGATTGGGTAGTTCAACTTCAATAAAAGAATCAATCAAAATACTCATAACAATACTCCTTATTTACCAAAGTATTTAGATTTTTTTATTTATTGCTACCGCCAATATAAGTCAATTTTTTTAAATGAGTTATATCTTCTTCAGTCAATAGGGTTAGATACTCTTTAGCCCTAACTCTACTAACTTTATAATAATTCATAATCATCTCTTCCGATTCGTTTTCCTCAATCTTGTGCCACTTAGAAAATCTGTGTTTCTTTTTGACGCAATTATAAAGATAATCGTATTGCATCTTTTTTGATAGATGGTGAGACTGATTCATGGTGTTTGCACACAGCACCGTGTCTGCAAAATTAGAAAAAGAACGATTAACAATAAACGGATTATATTGCTTTTCCGTATCTTCGTTACCGTCTATCAGATTACCAGTTTTATCGTTTATACTCTTTACAAAATCAAAAGGATTCACTTTATACTCTCTATCATGCCTATCATATTATCTTCACAGTTTAATTTTATAATCAATCTTATTGGAATGTAAATCCAATCATTTTTCTTAATATCGTAGTATGAACGAAGTAAAAAAGAATCATATGCATTTATTCCATGATAACGATCTATTAAAGGAGCCTCAACATGGTCTTTGGTTACGGATGGAATTTTGTGTTTAATTTTTGCAGAAATCTTTTTACCATTCAAATCTTCGTACACAATATCAATATGGCTTGGTGATATTTTATTCAATGCTTTATCAATAAAATCACCCAAAACAACATCTGCTGCTCCGCTTAAATCAAAAATGTTTTGTACACCACTTTTAGTTTTTCCCCCGACAGCAACCTTTGAAGCAAAATAACTCTTTCTATCCTTAAGAAAGGCTTCTCTTAGTCCATTACACTCTTCAAGATATTCTTCATAATTGTATTTTTCGGTTATTGTTTCTGTTGAAGACGCTACCTTTTCTATGTCGTCATCAGAAAGTTTTGAAGAAAGATTTATAAGTTTTTGAAATGGATTGCTAGTATCGTTTTGATTCAGTTCTTGTATGATATTAAAACTAGAGTTTCCTACAGCGGTTTTATATTCCTCAATGAAATCAGAAATTTTATATTTCTTATTCATTTCGTGGAGTGCTATACTCAAATCGTTTAAACTTTTGATCTTGTGATTCATATCATTATTTATCAAAAGAGCAATCCGAGGCAAGCATCAAACAGCAAGCAACAAGGTTTAATTCTTGGTCAGCAACAAATGCCGCCTTGTATTGATACTCACTCAAGATGAGAATCGCTTGTGGGATAGAGCCAGGATTAACCTTGTCTTGCAGCCCATCATAGATTCTCCTAAATACAGAAGCGGGTTCTGCATCCGAATGTTCAGCAACCCACTTACGAATGTCAGCAAATGACTTCGCTTTCATCGCCTTTACAAGTTGGTCAATATCGACATCCTTGCCTGTGGCAAGAATGCTAGAATTAATCGCTCCTGTTACAGAGTGACGCTGTATGGTGTTGATGATTCTACGGAAATCAGGGAAGTAGCGAATGATGAGTTCAGCAACTGCTTTATCTTCATACTGAATCCCCTCAGCATCCATGATGTGCTTGGCTCGTTCAAGAAACTCGCCAGCCAACTTAGGCTTTTCCTTCACAGGAATCTTAAAGTCCACCACGGTGCAACGAGAGTGCAGCGGCTCAATAATTCTAGCCTTGTAGTTGCAGGTCATAATAAATCTGCAATTACCTGCAAACTCTTCAATTGCACCGCGCAGAGCAGGCTGAGTGGACTGTGGATTCAGATAGTCAGCCTCGTCAAGAATGATGACTTTCTTGCCGCCACTAAGTGAAACCGTTGAAGCAAAGTTCCGAACCTTGGTGCGTAGTGTATCAATACCGCCTTCTTCGCTAGCATTGATAAACATATAGTCCGCACCAAGTTCAGAACACATCGCTCGTGCAACCGTGGTTTTACCACAGCCTGCACCACCTGACAAAATCATGTTAGGGATTTCGCCAGTTTGAACGATGCCCTCAAAGGTAGACTTAATCGCCTTGGGCAAAACACAATCCGCAATCTTTTGCGGACGATACTTTTCAACCAACGGCAACATTGGACTTCTTCTTACTCTTTGTGAACTTGCTATCAGTCTCAAGAGAAATCCAATAAGTCATAGTACCATTCTTGTTTCTAAACTCCGATACCTTCTTATCAGAAACCTTGACTGTGTATGTTCCAGGAACCATTTTGAGATTTTCTGCCTTAAACATAAACTCAAATGAATCTACACCATCATATTCACCAACATCAATTGAATAGGTGTGTCCTGTGCTATCCTTACGATCAAACACATTCATTGTTAGGCGATTATTGTTATTGCGAAGAGCAAGATCAGGAGCAGCAAGCACAGCCGCAGCCTTCTGCAACTCTGTAAAATCCTTGGCATCAAGAGTAAAATCAACAACAGATTCTGGCATGGTGAAACTCTTTCCTCCACGAATGATTTCAAGAATCTGTCCGTCTAGCATTTCTGAGTTTGAATAATAATACCGAACCTTTGCTCGGCTACCATCAGAACTAATAATAACATAATTGTCTTCAAACTGAAAATGCGGATCCTTGAACATGCTCACCGTTGCCAGGAACTTGCTCAAATCCCATATACAAAACTCAATTGGAAAATCTTCGGCAACTTCAGCCTCAACCATAATATTCTTGGTTGGGCTAATAGTCTTGATTGTGCTCCCCGACAGAACAATCAGGTTGCTGTTAATGGTACTGAAGTTCTTCAGAACTGTCAAAGTGTCTTGTGAAATCTTCATAATATATCTCCTTCAAAGATTGTGGTATCATACCACGAAACATAGTAAAGTCAAGCACTAGGAGGAAGTAATTCGGAATGATTGTGTCTCACAAGAGTCTCTAGTAAAAATGCTGTTGGTACACAATAGATTTGCATGTTTCTGCAATTTAAAATTACCACCACACCAATACACTCTCCTGTATCTGCACGATACATTCCACCGCCTGAGGAGCCGGGTGCACCGTCAGCATCTGTCTGATAGAAGAATGGCAGATGACTTGACAGCGAACTCCGACTCCTGTTGTTGTTTCCGATTATACCCCGAGTAATAGTCATGGTATCCATTGAAGGATTTCCCATCAGATAAACAGGTGTTCCAAGTTTCGGGGTGTTGTAATTGAATATACATCCTTTCACTAATGGTGTCAAGGGTTTTGTATTTTCAACTTCTAGAATTGCTAAATCGTATTCAGGGTCAACGAATGCCAATTTGCACTTTTCAGTTGTAATGGGAGACTCTAATTCTCCATCAAAGAGTGTAACCGCAATCTCTTTTGTTCCCCAAGTTTTATCCACAGGTTTTGTAGGTTCAATTGGGCATAAAGAGTCTTGAGCATTAGGAATAAAATCTATCTCTACAAAGTTGCGTGGTGTAAACCACGGCTTATGCTCTTTGATTGTGTTTTCGTCTTCAACCACATGTGCTGCTGTTAGCACATACAACTTACCGTTCTTGCGATATGCAATGCCAGAACCAAGAGGTGTGCCGTCGTAGTGTACGACAGCATTTGCACCAACGACCCCTTCAACCACCTGTTGGTTGTAACCGTTGCAATCGCAATTTGCTGATGACTGACAGGAAACTGTTCCTGCGGTAAGCACGCCTGCGAGCGTGAGTAGCACGCCCGCCATGACCAAATTACTCGGTCTACGCATACGCGGCTCCAATCTGTCCTTGTAGGACGGACAGTTTTACCCAAATCTATCCTTCTGAGAAGGACAGATATATTTATAAAATCAATGCTTTTGATTTTTTAAATCGTAGTAGTAACTGTCATCATCGCAGTCAATAACCCAACGGTCGCTGCTTCCCTCGCATCGGAAAATCTTGTCATCAACCTTGTAGTCAGGCTTCTCGGGGAACGGCTTGGTTACAAACGACATGTGCTTCCAATAGATTCTATTGTTTGGCTGTAGAGCAAAACACCCGTTATCCAAACGAATCATATGCAAGCACTTGTATTGCGTTGGCTCATCGCTGTATGCGTTGTTATACCAATCAAAAGTCATCATGTAATCCCCCCAATAGCCTTTACCGTCTTTCAAGATAACCTTGCAACGAGATCCACGAAGAGTTTCGTATGTGGTTACAGTTGAATTGACGGAGAAGCAATCCCACAACTGAAGATGGTCTAGTGGGATCTCGGGCGCGTCTTCACGGTGGCAAAGCATGTGAACAGGAACGCGACTGCGAACCAATCCGTTATCGGTTAACACATGAAACAGAATTGCTCGCTCAGGATTGGATTGAGCACCAAACACCATAACTTTATCAAACTCGCCTTTGTGAGTTTTATGCTGGTACATATGCTCGCGGCGAAGCAAGCAAAAAAAGTTTGGTATGTTTAGGTTTAGCATAAAAGCCATCTGTGGGATTCGAACCCACGACCTCCAGATTACAAATCAGGTGCACTACCACTGTGCTAAGATGGCGAAAGTAGTCCCTATAGGATTCGAACCTACAACTTCTTCCGTGTAAAGGAAGCACTCTAGCCGTTGAGTTAAGGGACTATTAGTGTCGGTGGAGGGAGTCGAACCCACACGCCTTGCGGCAAAAGAACCTAAATCTTTCGTGTATGCCAATTTCACCACACCGACTATTTGTTACTTCTTGACCTTGGTTTTCTTTGCCTTCTTTGCTAAAGACTTCTTAACCTTGGCAACCATTTCCTTTAGTTCCGGCGGAGACATGGCATTAGTTTCCAAGAGAGCGGCTACACGAGCATCTTC